TGTTTTTTCTTCAAGCTTATCCACCCTACTGTCGATATGACGGTAGATAGTTTCTAGTTCCTGCCTGAAGGTTTGGTCTAGATTGTTAGAATGATCGTATAACCTTTGTTCAACCTGTTCAAGATTTTTTATATCTTTAATAAGATTTTTGATTGTCACATAGTTCATAAACGTAACCACAACTATTACCAGAGTAATAACAGCAGCCACACCTAAAAGAAATGATATTGTTTCCATATTTTTGAGTAGTATTAGATGTTAAAAAACCTGTCCTTTATAGATTATACTATAAGGTAAAAAAAAAGCCTGGCATAGCCAAGCTTAAATTTAATTTTATTTAAATTTCTATTAGAAGTTCAATACACAGTAGTCTGGTTGAACTGTCATTGTAAGGTTAATAGCAGTATCTGGAGAGTCCCATGAGTAATCACCAAAATTAGCATCAGTAATAAATGCTCCTTTAATTATCCATTCTGATACGATATCGCCTACAGGTCCTAATACATCAAAAGTTAAATCTTTCTTATAGAAGTCTGAGTAACCATCTCTACCAGTTACTGATTCGTGGTGTAAACGTACCCATTCCATTACTGCCTGAGCACCTGAAGGAGTGATAGGATCAAATAATGTGAACTGAATGGGGTTCCAAACTGTTTTTCCTTTCACAAAACGTTGAACGTTAATGTGGTTTAGAGGTACATTTCCTTGTGTTAAAGTTACAGCACCGATTGCTTTAATTGTATAAGATGGGATGCCATCAATATACATGATAAAACGGTTTGCCTGTTTGGGTTCAAACGCTGTGAAAAATATTTCGTTTGGATCTAATACTGCCATTTTGCTATATTGTTTATTTTATTATAAATATCGTTAATTACAACTCTTATGCTGGGAAAGTAGCTCCTGTTGGTAAAATGTTGAAATCTAGGTAAATGAATTCAGCAGTCTTAGTTGGTTGTAGATAAATCTGACCTACTAACTGATTTCTATCAATTACGTCCGGAGTGTTATTGGAATCATCCATAATTACTCTAAACGCGTACAAACCTTGACGTTGTTGAACTGATTCAAGATAAGGGTTAACTTGGCTTAAGAATTGGTTTCTTGTAGCAATTGTGTTTTGTTCAAACACTAAGTTGTTAGCTACTTGAGAAATGTAAGACTTAAGAGCAATTAACAATCTACGTACATTTACACGATCAAGTGCAGATGCTTTTTTCTGTAGAGTTTTCTGACCATATACTACAACTCCAGTACCTGGGAATGTAGCAATTGGGTTTACATTACCTACATATAGATCATTACGATTTGTTTGTGAAAGTTTTCTTTCCGCTCTTACTACGGTATCTAAACCACCACGGTTAATACCTGCCGGAGCGAACCATGGTTCAGAGACACTGTCAGTAAACGCATATACTGCCGGAATCATAGTAGCAGCTGGTACCCACACTAATTGACCAGTACCTGGGTCAATAGTTTGTAACCAGGGCCAATATGTAGCCGCATATGAGTTATTAATTGCTGAAGCAGCTGTAGTAGCTTGACCTATGCTTGAATCATAAGCTACAGGATCTAAAACTACAATTGCATCACCCCTAGACTGGATTGTGTTAGCTAAAGTAGTTAATTGAGTTGTATTATCTGTTAAGTTAAGACCTGGGGCTGTAATTACATTGAATCTATAATCATCCTGATTAGCCATTAAAGCAATCATATCAGTATAGTCAGTAGCATTAATACCTTGTAGATTTGTAGTACCTGTGATAGCATCATAGAATTTAGCACCACCACCATAGAATAAATTACCAGTTGCTCCAGTAAAAGTACCTTGTGATACAATTGGTATAGAAGATGTAAATTGTGCTTTAGCTGTTCCATTATTATCAAAATACAATGGTGTAGGTGAATTTACAGCACTTACATAAACATATCTTGAATTATTAGGATAATTACCAATTACTTTAACATAGTTTTCACTAGCATCATAGGTTTGGAAACTATCACCAATTACTCTAGAAATAAAGTTTGGTTGAGTTGGATCTAACGATAAATTAGGCCAAGTCTCTAAAACAATGGGTTCTGTAGTTGTATCATCACCTTGTCTAATTAGTAAACTAAATGTGCCTGAACCTGTATCTGAGTTGGAGATTTGCCATCTTACGTTATCGGCTGAACCACTACTTAAAATACCATTAGTACCTAGTGAACCTGAGTTGTTCATGATGGTACCTTCTGAAATAGTTTTAAGAGTAAATGATGGGTTTGAAGTACCACCTGATAAAGTTGTAGTTGTACTTCCTGATATTAGTGTAAATGTATTACCTAAAACACCTACTGAGTTGGTTTTAGAGAAAATTGTAAGATTAGTTGTTGCACTACTGGCACTCACATATAGTAATGAAGCACTATAAGGAGCTACTGAGGAGCTATTATTAATAGCAACTGATGCAGATGCTACTGAATTTGCTGCAGTAGAACCAGAAGCTACAAAGATTGTAGTAGAAGTATTAGCTGGTGGGACACTACCAGTAATAGCAATTGTAATACCATTTAATATAAATGAGCCTGTAGGATTTACAAGACCTGCAATATCTATAGTAGCAGAAGCTGTAGTAGCTATAGCATAATTAGGAATACCTAAACCACCATTAACTTCACTTGTATTTGAAGTAGCAGAAGCAAATGAACCTGAAGCTACTCTAGCTACTACTAAACTTTCTCCACCTTGTTGGAAATAGTTGTAAGCAGCAATTTGAGTTAAAAAGCTGTATTCAGCACCTCCGCTTAAAAAAGTGCCACCAAATTTATTTAGATAATCGGAGTAAGTAGTAACTACTGTAGGGATTTCTACAGGACCTTTTACAGTGGGTCCTATAAGAGCTGCGCCTACGGTTACTGGTTGTTGAGTGATAAATGAGCTATCATTTTCTCTAGCTAATACTCCAGGTGAAATTAAAGTTTCTGCCATTGCAAGTTATGTTTTTGGTTTTATTATAAATATATGAAATTCCGTCAAAAATCTTTATAAAACCTTTAAATATAACTAAATGTTAGAAAATTTTATTCTATAGTAATTTCACCTGTTTCTAAATTAAGATTACCACTTCCGTACTTTTCGGTTAATTTAACCCCCAAATCAGCGCTAGTTTTTTCTAGTTCAACTATTTGTGATTTTAAAATAGCTTTGTTACTCTCTAATAAAGTAATTCTATATTCAAGTGAACCTAGACTAGCTAAAATATCATTTTGTTGATTTTGAAGATCTCTTAGTTGTGTAAGTTCTTCTTGTGTTAAAACTTTTGTTTCCATATTAATAAATATTAAGTATTTTGTTTAAAGCATTTATTACCATTTGAGGAGTAATAGTTTTAGAACATTCAAATTGACGTTCTGTTCCTTTATGGAAAGGACACCATTCCCAGTCGCTAGCATCTAATCTAACTTTATTATAACACCCATTACATACACTAGAATTAAATACTCTTTCTACTCCAGTTGTAAATTCACTATCTGGAGTGCTAAATCCTGAGATCATTACTACAGGAGTTTCTACAGCCCATGATAACCAAGCTAACCCACTACCAACTCCTATGTAAGCCTCAGCATGTTTAATGTCATTTATTCTATCTTCTAAAGGGTACTTATTACCTGATTTATTAAGAACACCTTTTATTGTAGAATTTAATTTAGAATCGTGCCAAGCATCATTTAGGGGTTCATGGCTAATTAAAACTACTTTATATCCTTTTTGGTTTAGATATTTAATTACTTCTTGCCACCCATTAGGATGTAACCAGTATTTAGCATGAGCTGAAGCATGGGGAGAAATACAGACATATTTTCCTTTAATAGTAGATTTTTTATCTAAAATACTAATATTAGGTTTAATTTCTTTTTCTTCTAATCCTAAAATATTACTAGCTATTCTACCTAAATAACCTTGTCTAAAATCAATAGGAACTTTTCCAAAGTCAGGATTATCATTTTCATTATAATACCATCCTATATTATATTGAGCTATAATATCAGGAACTGAAGTTCCAGGGGTTATAAATTCTACTTCGGGGTATTGAGCAATAAACCAATCATTATGAAAAGTAGAACAAATTACTTGGCAATTATGTTTTTTTCTAAATTCTTCAACATATGGAAACCACGCTAAAGTATCACCAATAGCTTTTGAATCTAAATGTATATAAACTCTTCTACCTTTTAAATTTAAAGAATGATTAATAAATTCAGTAGTAGTATCATTATAGGTTTCATTTACAATAACTTTCCAAGGAATATAATACTTAGGACTGCATGAAGTCCACATATTATTGTTTATAGTAGTTTCGTATACAAGTTCATCAGTATTAGAATTTATAAACTTAACATTATATTGTGCTTTTTTATCTCCTTTTATTTCAAAAAAAGGTCCATTACAAAAATGAAGAATAAATTCATTAGATGCTTCTTTAAAAGGAATATTTAAAGGTAGAGTAGAATTATATTCTTTAATTAAAATTTCTTTCATAACATTTGTTTATACAAATTTTCGTAAAATTCCCAATGCTTTTCTGTAGTACGTTCTGTTTTTACAAACTTTCTAGCATTCTTAGAAACATTAATCCAATTATTTATAGAATAAGTAATTTTATCTTTAATATCATCAACATCTCTAACACAAGGAATAATACCCCATATATTAGTATAGTCATCGTTTAGAGAAGATATAACAGCTAATCCACTAGAGCAAGCTTCAAGTACAGAAAGGCAAGGTTGGCCGGTTTCAATTTTTGAAGGATGAACCATTATAGTATGTTGTTTGTAAAGTTCTTTAATTTGTGATTTAGGAGTATCATATAATCTAGTAAGTTTACCCCAGTTTTGGTTAAGTTCGATTAATTCATTTTCTATCCAATCTTCTCTTACAGGACCTACAATAGTAATAGGAATATCTAATTGTTTAGCAGCTCTTGCGGCTAAATAAAATCCTTTACGATCATCATTAGCTCCAATACAAATAATTTTATGATTATTAAGATTTTTATTAAAATCTATCTTCCAATAATTAGTGTCAACTGGGACAAATCCTTTAATTAGGTTGTCTTTATTATCAAACCAATCTATATAATAATCAGATAAAGATACAGTATGTTTAGAATAAAGATTAGCTTGTAATTGATCTTGGCTATTTGAATGTTCTTTACCCCATAAAAAAGGATGAACATCATGTAAAGTATAAATTACATTTTTATAATTACGTTGTTTTAAAGAATGAATAAATACTCCTGAGTGGATGTGGCATAAATCATATTCGGGGGTGTTTTTTAGAAAACTATCTAAAGAAATTAAGTCGATTTTATGTCCTCTTCTTTTACCTTCTAATATTAATTGACCTTGAACTTCTTCTAACCCACCCCACTTTCTAGGAGGAACTTGCATTCCATAACCTAAATCTATTTGAGCTATTTTTAAGCGATTTTTTCGGGATTTATTTATTACATAAATTTTTCTATTATCTTGGACGCTCCAATAATGTCCATAAACACCACTTAAATATTGGTCTAATTGTTCAATTAGTTTATCTCCAGTACGATTATTGCTGTAAAAGTGGGTGTTTTGAATAAACACAATTATTTCCCCATGAATAATATTATTTAAAGTTTGTTTGATTCGATCTAAATTAAAATTAATATCAACATTTACATAATGATAAGATATATTTTCTTCAAAAGAATCAAATAAAACAGTATGATCAAAAAATAATTCTTGAAGTTTTTGTTTTTGTCTTTCGTTTAGATTAAAATTATGAAAACAGATATTTTGTCTAAACTCTTCCCAATTCAATTTAGAAGCATAAGTACACTCAGCTACATCTATAATCTCATCAAAGTAAGTTATTTTTCTAACTGGGTCTAAAATAAGGTCTTTTCTTCTGTAAGAAGCTTGTTCAGATAAAATTGCTTCTCCTCTTTGATTCCATCTAACAAAATTTTCAGAATCAAAATGTTGCCTTACAATACAATTGCTTCTGGGGATGGTTAACCATTTTCCACGTTCTTCAAGCATTAAAACGTATTGCCCATCATTACTTAAACAAACATCACCATCAACATGTTCTGGGAATTCGATTGGAATGTTTCTCCAACAACGAGTATACCCAAATACATTACTACGTCTACCTAAATTTAAAAATCCTTCTAAAAATGAATCGTTAGTTGAAGTAATATAAACTTGGTTTACATAATTATCTAAATGTTGTTCTTTAGATTGAGGTAAATGTTCATGGTATTTAAAACCATTAAAATGAATTAAAAGTACTTCAGGGAATTTATTAAAATAATAATTAATTATTTCTAAACTATTAGGAAACATTTTATCATCAACATCCCAAGGTACTACAATATCACCTGAGGCTGCTTTTTGGGGGTTCCACCAGTAATATTTTTTACTAGGAGCATCTTTTCTAATAATTCTAGAATCTCGAGCTACTAAAGAATCGATTACTTCTAAACTATTGTCCGTAGACATATCATCGCAAATAACCCATTCCCAGTTTTCATAAGGTTGAGAAAGGATACTTTCAGCTAATTCGTTAAGATAAGGAGCTCCATTATAACAAGGAGTAACTATAGATATTTTATTCTTCATAATCTTCAAACTTAATTTTTCCTTTATCTAATAAACTTTCCCCAGTAGTTTGTAAAGCAGCAGGAGCATTAATTATCCCTTTATTAACTATAGATACATTATATAATAAATCTGGGGTGTCCCAAGGTAGATTAAATACGTCTTTAAATAATGGGAGTTTAGAGGTAGGAATTAAAAGACAATGAGCCTCTGATTGTCTATCCATTATGCTAAAATCTTTGTCAATTTCTTGTTTTGGAGAATTTTTTATTTGTTTACCAAAATTAACCAAAGGTAAATCATATTCTTTAGCTAAATCATAAGCTTTATATACTAACTCTACAAATTCTGATTCAGGGATTTTGATAACAGAATCACATTCATTTAATAGTATAGCATCTATACCTTCTACTGGAGTTTCTATAATGCCTTTTTTATGTGCTAAGTAACACCCATAGTGACCTGGGGCTAATTTATAGTAACCGGGTTCGAGGGAAACCTCATTAGGGCGTCTACAATTATGAGAAGGTGGAAGTTCTGTGTAAATAGGATTAACCATAGGATTATATTTAAATCCATAATCAATTAATTTAGTTAAACTTGCTATACTTTTTTGTTCTCTTTCAGATAAAGGATTAGTTAAAAGATGATTAATTTGAATGTTAGGTTTTGGGGTTTGCTGTTTAGCTATAAACAAATATAATCCAGCACCTTTATCTTCTAAATCAAAAGAAAAACCACACCTATTTAATTTATCTTTTAAAAAATCAAGAAATTGGTGAGAAGTTATCCATTGGTGAATTTCTCCTTCTATAATTTGAATCTTTTTTAGATTATAGTCAGTTATAGTTTCAAAAAATGCTTTTTCTCCTCCTTCACAATCTATCTTAACGTAATCTATCTTATCTAAATTATATTGAGAAATAAAACTATTAATATTGATTGTACCTACTTGTTCACTATTAGTTGTTTTATTTGTAGTTGAATCACTTAAAGTACCTATACTGGAGGCTACATCTGAATAGTAGAATGTAAGTTGTTCATGGTCGGTATAACTTATAGCTTTATCTATAACAACTACATTAGGGTATTTTTCTGTGTTTTTTCTTAAGTAATTTAAATTTAAAGATGAGGGTTCAAAACTATATACTTGTTTAGCTCCTTTACTTAACATGTATAAAGTAGTTAAACCTATATTAGCTCCGATATCTAAAACTACCCTAGCATTATCAGGAACTACTGAATAATCTTCATTTAAAAATACTTCTACGTATGACCACCCCGCAGATTGATCAAAATTATCTCTGTGAACTTCTACTATTTCATCATTAATTCTTATGTAATCATTTTTGTTAAAATCTACAACATTATAGGTTTTAATATAATTTTTATTTATATCATATAAGGTTATATTAATACCACTTATTACATTAGTTGAACCAACATTACACCAATACCACTCATTGGGATTAAAAGGACCCGCTTGATATACTGGGAGGTTTGTTTTGTAGTCAGATATAGTAATATAGAATTGTTCATCTAAATGGGCTAAGAAATGAGTTTTTTGACTTTCGGCATCATACCAAAATTCAAGAAGTTCTGATTGAGTCATAGTTTTTATTTTGTTAAGGTTTTCTTCAAAGTTGTTAAATTCAAGATAATCTACTTTATCAAATTTATCAAAATAGTTTTGGTAAACTTCAAGATTATAAATTAATGTTGGTATTTGATAAGAAATAGCTTCACGGATAACTAAAGGCATTGTTTCTTTATCATTAGCTGAACCACGAGATGTAAATAAGAACAGATCCATTGCTTGGTAAAAAGCATCTACATCTGTTCGTTCATTCCACCAAATAACATTATCAGGTTTATTTTCTATTAAGGGTTCCCAATACCATTTAAAGTTATCAGCTTGATTGCCTAAACTATGAAATTGTACGTTAGGAAGTTGACGAGCATATTCAAAGAATTCTGCTTGGTTTTTTCTAGGGGTATATAATCCTACGTGCAATACATGACGTTTATTATGGTCTAATCCTAATTCACGTAATGCTTTTTCACGATTAGGACGTTCTACATATTCAATAGGATATTCAACTAATGTTTTAGGAACATCAATGTCTTTATATTGATCAATTTGCCATTGAGAGACAAACATGAATTTGTCAGGAAAAAAACGTTTTTTAGTTGTATCATATGAAGAATCATGAGAAGTTTCTACTATAATATAATTTCTATCTGAGGTGTAAATTTGTTCAGATATAGTAGAATCCATAAACATCTCTGGAATTTCTTCTAGATGGATTATATCGGGTTGAATCTGATTAATGATATTAATAATTTCTTGTTTGTCTTCTCCTAGTGTAAAAATTTTATCAGGATCAATTAATTTAAGAATTTTATTACGAGTAACAACTAATACACCCCCAGTACAATCTACCCATTCTACAAGATAAATTTCAAATTCGTTTTTAAGTAGTTCTATTTTTTTAGTAAGATATTGTGGTAGACCTCCTGTAGAAAGGTGTGGGGCTATATAAAGTAACTTTTTCATATTTTATATTCAAAATATTTATAAAACCAAGGATAACTATCAGTTATAAATTTACAATTATCTGGTCCTAATACTTCTAAGTAATCTTCTTTTAAGGGTTCTAATTTATTTTTTATAATATGATCAGCTCCAAATCCTAATATTCTATCGTTTTCTTGGGTTATCTGATCAATTTTAGTAAATGTATGATTAAATCTAGGGATTTCCAAATAATCATATACTATATTTAAAATTTCTTGAGGAGAATTTAACAAATCTTCAAATTTAAGAAATAAAATTTTATTAGCTTTACCTTGAGTTAGTATATCATAAGTACGAGTTATATGAGTCCCAATTGGGTTATTACTCATATAAAATTTTAATCTATCATCTGTAGTGTTATTCTTAAAACTTTCCCACCCTACAATATCATAATCTAAATAAAGATTTTTTCTATAAAATTTTTCCGTAGAAGCATAAATACTCCTTAAATCTCGTACTAACATTATCATTTTAGGATTAGGGTAAAACCAATCTACAAAATCATAAGATATACCCCATGTTCGGTTTTTATCCAAAACATACTTTTTATCGGTTATACCTTCAAACCACCCAAATAAACCAGATTTACAAAATGATTTAAAACCCTCGTCTACAATTTTAGTATCCTGAGCTTTAAATATTTCACTAGTAGAAAAAGATTTACGAGCATATACTAATAATCCCTGAATATCTGATGTTGGAGTAACATAAAAATCGGGATTTTGGGCTATTATATTTTGTAACAAGGTAGATCCTGCTCTAGGAAAAGAAGTATTAAAAAATATCTGTTGGGGCATATTAAATTTTATTTATAGCTTCTATAATATTTTCTATGTGAAACATTTCTTCAATATTAGTATAGGGACATTCATGTTGTTTTCCTTCAAAAGAATAGTCAAATAAATAAGAATCTATTAATTTAGGTTTATTTGTAGGATTTCGGGATAGTAAATTGCTATGGAGATTATAACCAAAAACTTGAGGAGAAGTACCAATCCATAATACAACAGAAGGAAGGTTAAAAGCAGCTGCTATATGCTGTAAACTAGAATCTATTAAAATTCTTTTAGAAGAATTAACTATTAAAGCACTTAATTGAAAATTACTAAGAACATAATCTACTACTTCAATATTTGGAATTTTTAAGGAATTTGGATGGCATACTTGTATTATGTGGTAATCTTTAGAATAAATTTCAGAAAGAGAAACTGCTAATTCGTAAGGCATATCTCTAGTCCAAGAATAAGAATTAGTTGTAGATAAGGGACCACCATTAGTTTGTATAACCATTATAGGCTTATCTCTTTCCCACATTAAAGTATTTTTCTTCTGTACGTAATTAACGTAAATTTGTGGGGTTTGTTTAGTATATTTAAGATTTAATAAATGACACCAATTTTCAATTAAATGTTTCTTTTTATAAACATGTGAAGATTCAAAATAAGGTTCATGCCTAAAAATTATAGTATCTTTTCCTTCAATATAATCTTGGTAAAAATAAGGAGTAATACCATGTGTGTAAACACGGTATATATAAGGATTATTTAAAAATATTTCAGGATATCCTACAACTAAAATAATTTTTCTTTCATTATATTTAACAGATAAATCTTTTAATAAAGCTGTAGCTGCTATATGCTTTCCTAAACCTCCTTCTATATGAAAAATTAAATATTTTTCTTGAAAATTATCAGATACTTCAATAGGGTCTATATCTAAAAGAAAAGATTCAATCATACTAATCTGTCAAAAATTAATTCAGTTAAAGTATTTGAATCTCCTATTTTTCCTTTTGGTAAAATATTAAAAGATAAACTTTTTCTTACTTTATTTGTAGTATTTAAAGGAACTGAATGATATAAATAAGAAGGGAAGAGGAGTAGTAAATTATTTTCACAGGTTATTTGATATTCATCTGTAGTAATTTCATTTTGGTTTTTATCTAAAGTATATTTGGGAGATAAATAAGAAGCGTTTATAGCCCCTAAAGTTTTATGGAATTTTATTGAAGGAGTATTTTCATCAAAATCACCATAATAAAAAACTCCTGAAATTAAGCTATTAGGGTGGGCATGTTGGTTATGAAATTGTCCTGGTTCTTTATGAGTGACCCAAGATTGAGAAAAACGATATTCAGAATAATCGTATTTTAAAACTTTTTTAGCAAAGTTTGTAACATTAGTTAATATAAATTTTTTTAAATCAAAACATTCTTTATGATCTAAAACATAAGTATCTTTAGAATGTAAACCATAAGCTTGAGGCATATCTCCTATAAGTTCTAAACTATCTAAAAATTGGGTAACAACAGAAGTATTACCTACATATTTTTGTATTAAAATAGGGGTTGGTAATATATTTAATATTTTAGCTTGTTCCATAATTACAATATAATAAAAATCTTATAAAAAAACAAAATTAAAAGCTATAGATATTCTTTCTTTAGGACTTTCATTACGTTCAATATGATGTTTTAACCAACTCGGGAATATTACAAATTTAGAAGTTTCAGGTTTAACGGTATAAGTTAAATCACTAAAAAAAGAATTATTACTATTAATAAAAAATTCAGCATTATCTCCTCTATGTAAAATTAAATCTCCCATATTATTATCAGGAACATCTACATAATATACTCCTGAAAGAATGCTTTTTTGGTGGTCATGTAATATGTTATAATTGTGTTGATAATTAATATTAAACCAAATGTTGCCTAATTTTAAAGTTGGGATATTTAAATCTATACTAAATTCTTTAACTAAATCGTCTAATCCTTGAAAAAAAGTAGTTAATGATGGTGGGAAAGGAAATATTAATTCATTACTATGCCACCCCCCTCTATTAGAAATAGTAACTCCTTGAGTGTTTTCTTTTAAATTAAAACAATAGTCTTTTATAACATCATTATCAATGTTATTAACTTTACATTCCCATACAAAAGTAGGGAAAATTAAATCTTTTTTTATTTCAAATTCCATTATTTAAAAGGTTCACCACCTACCCAAAATACTAATGCTTTTCTTTGACCTTGAATTACAGGTTTAATTCTATGCATTAAAAATGAAGGAAATATAATTACATCTCCTTGTTGACGAGGTAATTCTACAAAACTATCGTTTTTTCCATACCAAATTTCAAATTCACCTCCTTGGTATTCTGAGGGATCACTTAATTGAATTGTAAGAGAGAGTTTTCTTCTGTTAACTGCACCATATCCTATATCCATATGCCAGTCTAAATGACCACCATTTTCAGGATAAATTACATAATGAATAGCATCTGTTACATATTTAATATCAAAATTAAATAAGTTTTCATTAGCTTCTATAACTAAGGGCTCTAAAATTTTATAAAGCCATTGAGAATCATTACTTGGAACTATATATGCTATATCTCTATTATTGTATATGCTAGAATCAAGATTATTTAATTCGGCAGATCCAACTTTTCCTTTTTCAAAAGTATAATTATTATAAACTAAATTTTCTAGTTTATTAATCATTTCCTTAGTAAAAAATTTTGGAAAAACATAAAAATCACTAAAATTACTTTTAATAGGTGTATCTAATATAGCTCCGTAAAACATAACTTAATTCCATTCATTATAATTAAACCAACCAGTTATTATATACTTGGTTTGTGTAAAAGAAGATAAACCTCTATGCATATGTGTCCAATCTGTGGGCCATATTATTAATTTACCTTCTTCTGGTTTTTCTTTATGGTCTTGATAATAAAATTGGGTTTCTCCCCCATCAGTTAAAGTATTTAAATAAATTAACCATACTAAAGACCTATAAGCTGTTTCTTTTCCACCTCTTTCATAATGGTAATTATGGTAAGCTTCCCCAGGAGTATATCTTTGAATATTAAAAAGAGTATCTATTTTTAGTGGTTGCATTCCACTTATAGATTCATAAAATTTAAATTTATAGTGTTGTAATCCTAATTCTAAAACATTAATTACGTGAGATAAAACACTACCCCATTCAGGATCTTGAAGAAATGAAGGATCAAAAGCCAGATCAGTAGAAGCTTTATACTTTTTATCAACAGTATGTTGTCCTCCTCTAGAAATACCTCCTTCTTGTTTGTATGGAGAATCTTCAAATTTATTAATTAATTCTTTACAAATAAAAGGAGATAAAGCTTCTTTATTTTGATATATAAATTGCATTCTATTGTATAGATTTAAGTTGTTCTGGTTCTTTCAATTCGGGGGGTAGTGTAATAACTCCTTTTTCTTTAAGTCTTTCTAGAGTACTTAATGATCCTAAAGTATTTACAATATCAGCCATACCTGAGTGTTCGGTTAATGTATTAGCTCTATGATAAAGTTTTAATTGGAGAGATTCTGCTTGGTGGGTATTAACATTTTGAATGTCAAAAGATCCATCGTCTAATTCATTTTTAAGTTTAGACCATAAATTTAATTCTCTAATTCTATCTTTAGCTTCTTGTTCTAAAGAAGCTTTAGTAAATAAATTTTCGTCTAAATCTACTTGTATTTCAGCTTTTTTTAATGAATCTGTTGTTGATTCATATTTTTTATAAAGTTTTTGTCTTTTTATTTCATTTCGTCTTATAGAAAACGATAATATCATTAATTGTTCAAAATGACTACTTTGTTCTCTAACAGCTTGCCAATATTTAGAAGCATCTGTAGGGTGGTGAGCATCATTTAATACTGAAATTCTCATTTCTGTTTCGGTTCTAAAAATTTGTTTTTTAGTCCAAGTATCAGAAAGTTCATTTTTAAGTTTTAGTAAAGATTCAGCATCTTCTAATGTAAGTACATTTAAAACCGGAGTTAAATCACCAACGGGGATTAGATTAGTGTTTAAATTTGAAAGGGTCATAAATTAATTGATTTAGATATAACATAATATAATAAAACTTTTTTAAAAAAGCAAGTTTAAGGTAAAGTAACTACTATAGGCTGGCCTATTAAATTTATATCGGCGTATTCACCATAGGTTAGCCCCTCAAGAGAAGAATTTATAAGATTTTGAGCTTCTTCTTTAGTTTTTTCAATTCCTCCTTTACTTATAGCCCATTCGTAATTATCTGTAACAAAAATATCACCTAGGTATTCTTCTATGTGGTGATTGTTAGATTCTTCGTGAGTGATAAATGGATTATCTCTAAAAGTTATTAAATAGTATTTCATATATAATTAAGCTAAACATAAATATTTAAATTTAACAACTTCAGCACCGCTTAAACAAAACCTAGCTCCAGTAGCGATTGAGGGGTTATTTCCTCCCCAAGCTCCTCCATCTTGGTAACAACCAAAAGCTATATGTCCAAACCTTCCAGCTGGCATAGCTGGTCCTGTAGACCATGTATCTGTAATCCCATTATATATCCGAGTTGTAGTACAAGTTGTATTGTTAGCAGGAGAATTTGCCCTACCCCCAACAGCAACCGAAGCGTTAGCATCAATACCCCACCCATAAGCATTTCTCATAGCTACAGGGGCTGCGGCTTTAGCTGACCAAGCTGCTCCTGAGTAGCATTCAGTACAAGTTACTCCATTAGCGGCGGTTGTACCAAAAGATAAAGCGGAATTAGAACATCCTGCTCCTCCTCTACCGTTATCAGAAAAATTAGTACTATTTGCGGCTGCATAATTAGTACCATTATATGTTAAAGATGTTGCAGTATTAGCACCCCCACCCCAAGTAATAACATCATTTTGAGAACTTCCTGCGGCGGCCCCAGCATTCCATGTTTGAGGGGTAGCAGTAACAGTAGACCAATTGGTACCATTATATTCTTCGGTACAGCAGCTTGCTACACCAGGAGCGACATTTCCCCCTAGAACTACTGATGAATTTTGAGATCCGGCACCAGCACCAAAATAACGAGCTGTAGCCATAGCATTGCCGCCTACCCAATTGGTACCATTATATTCTTCTGAAGTAGTTGTTCTGGCACCAGGTGCTGCGAGAATACCTCCTGCAGCTAATCCTGAAGCACCACTTGCTCCTGCAGAAGCTCCCAATCTTCGAGCATTGTTCATGCTGTTGGCAGAAGTCCATGCTGGTTCTTGTTCGTTTACTGCTATACCTATTTTTTGTATACAGGAATTTAACCATATAGAACCTGTAGGAATTGAGGTAGTAGGAGGATTTCCTGTGGGAGTACTATAAAGGGGTAATACAAAACGCATATTCCCTGTGGGGGTTTGGGGGCGAAGATAAAAACAACTATTGTTTAATTCAATATCTGTAAATTGTGCCATAATAAAAATTTAAACTGCTTCTAAAGCTTGCCATGTAAAAGGAGGACCACCACCATCATCTATACTGAAATACATAAGGCCGTCACTTGCATTATAGGCTAATACTCCTACATAATCAGGGTTTTCACCAGTATTTGCTATTGTACCAACTATAAAGGATGTATCAAATGTTTCAGTAACATCACGATTAACTGTAAGTGAACCGCATGTAGTATCGTTATCGCTTTCTAATGTCATAATTTATTTTTTAAGGTGTTGGGTAAAGTCGTATTTCAAATACAGTAGAATTTCCTAAAAATTGAACAAGTCCCCTACCACTATTCCAACAAATAGCTCCATCTGTACTTAACATATTAGAAAGAGTAGTACCACCAGCCCGTCTATTAGGTAAAACACATTTTCCACCATTATTTACTTTAAACTGGTTAGCATTGCTTATATTATTATATGCGGTGACATTGCTTTGATTAATAGTAGTACTCATATTATTTATTTTCTAATTTAATTATTCTATCTAGTAATTCCTTAATAAATATAGTTTGATTTTCAATTTTTATATTTAACTCTTTCATAGCTTCAATTAAAATTGCTACTACACGTGAGTATTCTACACCTTGAACTTCACCATTTTTATTAAAGCTTACTAGTTCTGGGAATATCTGGTAAATTTCTTCAGCTATTAAACCAATTTCTTTAACGTCATTTCCAATTCTGTTGTAAGTTACACCTCTTAATTTTAATAAACTATTTAGAGGTTCTGGAATTGTTACAATATTTTCTTTGATTTTCTGAGTTGAAGTTTCAACAATATTACCTGTAACTGTTAAAGTAGTACCATCAAATGTTAAATTAGTTTCACCATTGAATGGGGTACTGGAGTTACCAGTCATAGTAACTACGTTGTTGTTTACGTTACCACCCACGATTGCTGAAGTTGAGTTACCTGAAGAGCCTGAAGTGCCTGAGTTTCCTGAGTTACCTGAAGAGCCTGAGGTACCATTGTTTCCTGAGTTACCGCTTGAGCCCGAGGTACCGTTGTTTCCTGAGTTACCTGAAGAACCAGAAGTACCGTTGTTTCCTGAGTTACCTGATGAGCCTGAGGTACCATTGTTTCCTGAGTTACCTGTTGAGCCTGAGGTTCCTGAGTTTCCTGAGTTACCTGAAGAGCCTGAGGTACCATTGTTTCCTGAGTTACCTGTTGAGCCTGAGGTTCCTGAGTTTCCTGAGTTACCTGAAGAGCCTGAGGTACCGTTGTTTCCTGAGTTACCTGATGAACCTGAAGTACCGCTGTTTCCTGAGTTACCTGTTGAACCTGAAGTTCCTGAGTTACCTGAGTTACCTGTTGAGCCTGAAGTTCCTGAGTTACCTGAGTTACCTGTTGAGCCTGAAGTTCCTGAGTTACCTGAGTTACCTGTTGAGCCTGAAGTTCCTGAGTTACCTGAGTTACCTGTTGAACCCGAGGTTCCTGAGGCACCTGATGAACCTGAAGTACCGCTGTTTCCTGAGTTACCTGTTGAACCCGAGGTTCCTGAGGCACCTGATGAACCTGAAGTTCCTGAGTTTCCTGAGTTACCTGTTGAACCCGAGGTTCCTGAGGCACCTGATGAACCTGAAGTACCGCTGTTTCCTGAGTTACCTGAAGAGCCTGAGGTACCATTGTTTCCTGAGTTACCTGTTGAGCCTGAGGTTCCTGAGTTACCGCTTGAACCAGAGGTACCATTATTGCCTGAGTTACCTGTTGAGCCTGAGGTTCCTGAGTTTCCTGAGTTACCTGAAGAGCCTGAGGTACCGTTGTTTCCTGAGTTACCTGATGAACCTGAAGTACCGCTGTTTCCTGAGTTACCTGAAGAGCCTGAGGTACCATTGTTTCCTGAGTTACCTGTTGAGCCTGAGGTTCCTGAGTTACCTGAGTTACCTGTTGAGCCTGAAGTTCCTGAGTTTCCTGTTGAGCCTGAAGTACCACGTGAACCCGAAGAACCTGCTGAGCCTGAAGTTCCTGAGTTACCGCTTGAACCAGAGGTACCATTGTTGCCTGAGGCACCTGATGAACCTGAAGTGCCAGCTGAACCTGAAGTTCCAGAGTTACCGGTTGAACCTGAAGTACCCTGTGAACCTGAAGTACCTGCTGAGCCTGAAGTACCAGTTGAACCAGATGTACCTGTTGAGCCTGAAGTTCCTGAGTTACCTGAAGAGCCTGAGGTACCATTGTTTCCTGAGTTACCTGTTGAGCCTGAAGTTCCTGAGTTACCTGAAGAGCCTGAGGTACCATTGTTTCCTGAGTTACCTGATGAGCCTGAGGTACCATTGTTTCCTGAGTTACCGCTTGAGCCCGAGGTACCGTTGTTTCCTGAGTTACCTGAAGAGCCTGAGGTACCATTGTTTCCTGAGTTACCTGTTGAGCCTGAGGTTCCTGAGTTACCGCTTGAACCAGAAGTACCATTGTTGCCTGAAACACCTGATGAGCCTGAAGTGCCTGCCGAACCCGAAGTGCCTGAGTTACCGCTTGAACCAGAGGTACCATTGTTTCCTGAGGCACCTGATGATCCTGAAGTGCCTGCTGAACCCGATGTACCCGAGTTACCGGTTGAGCCTGAAGTACCACGTGAGCCTGATGTTCCAGTTGAACCTGAGGTACCACCTGAACCCGAAGTACCGGATGAGCCTGAAGTACCTACTGAACCTGAGGTTCCTGAGTTACCTGATGAGCCTGAAGTACCCTGTGAGCCTGAAGTACCTGCTGAGCCTGAAGTGCCTGAATTACCTGATGAGCCTGAGGTACCATTGTTGCCTGAGGCACCTGATGAGCCTGAAGTGCCTGCTGAACCCGATGTACCCGAGTTACCGGTTGAGCCTGAAGTACCCTGTGAACCCGAAGTACCTGCTGAGCCTGAAGTACCAGTTGAACCAGATGTACCTGTTGAGCCTGAGGTTCCTGTTGAACCTGAGGTTCCAGAATTACCTGTTGAGCCTGAAGTACCTGCTGAGCCTGAAGATCCTGCTGAGCCTGAAGTGCCTGAGTTACCACTTGAACCAGAGGTACCATTATTTCCTGAAACACCTGATGAGCCTGAAGTGCCTGCTGAACCCGAAGTGCCTGAATTACCGGATGAACCAGAGGTACCATTATTTCCTGAAACACCTGATGAGCCTGAAGTTCCAGTTGAACCAGAGGTTCCAGAGTTACCTGTTGAACCTGAAGTACCTGCTGAGCCTGAAGTACCTGAATTACCTGATGAGCCCGAAGTACCTACTGAACCTGAGGTTCCTGAGTTACCTGATGAGCCTGAGGTACCAGTTGAACCAGATGTACCAGTTGAACCAGATGTGCCTGAGTTACCGGATGAACCAGAGGTACCA